ATCAAGCTCGCCACCGACAACGCCGTCAAGGCCGCCACGGCCAACGCGCAGGCCATCCGCAAGGCCGAACGCGAAGTGCAGCCGCTGGTCGGCGAGATCGCCGCGATGGACTCGGCGGAAGCGGTGTATCGCTTCGCGCTGGATTCGGCCGGCATCGACAACCAGGGCATTCACCCTTCGGCGCTGCCCGCGCTGATCAAGCTGGCGGTGCAGAACAAGAGCGCGGTCACCCCGCGTCTCGCCGCCGACTCGGCCGCTGCGGATGATTTCCGCAAGCGTTTCCCCACCGCATCTCCGATCGCGAGGATCTGAACATGCCTTTCCAAACGCAAGTCAACCAGACCCCCGCGCCGGCCGTGGCGGGTGATTTCGCTTCGGCCAACCCGAACGCCAGCGTGCTGGCCGGCCCCGGCACGTTCGTCGCCGGCGCCGGTGGCGCCAATGTCGGCGTCTTCGGCTGGGCCGATGCCAATGGCTTGGTCACCAATGCCGGTAGCGTCGTCCCCACCGGCTTCATCCATCGCGACTTCAACGCCCTGATCGTGACGTGGCTGGCGGAAGCCTCGATGAACATCCCGGAAGGCCAGCCGGTCACGCTGATGTCGGCGGGCGATTTCTGGGCCAAGACGCTCACCACCGCCACCATCGGACAGAAGGTGTTTGCCGTTCTGGCTGACGGCACCATCAAGACCGGCGCCGCCGGCGCGACCATCACCGGCGCCATCGAAACCAAGTGGTTCGTGGGTTCGGCGGCGGCCGTCAACGAACTCGTCAAGATCACGACCTGGAACTAAGACCATGCACATCAACATCCAGCAGGAAATCCGCGAGTTCAAAGCCCGCGGCATCGAACTGGGCGACTTCCGCGGCTATGTCGAGCCGCAGTTCGCCCATGACTTCCAACTCGCCATGGACGCGCAACCGTCCCTGGTGACCACCAGCAACGCAGGCATCCCGGCATTCCTCGCCAACTACCTCGACCCGGAAGTGATCCGCATCCTGGTCTCGCCGATGAAGATCGCCGAGATCGTCGGGGAGGCGAAGAAGGGCGATTGGACCACGCTCACCGCGCAGTTCCAGGTGGTGGAATCCACCGGCGAAGTGTCGAGCTACGGCGACTACAGCAACAACGGCCAAAGCTCGGCGAACGTCAACTGGGTGCCGCGCCAGTCCTACCACTTCCAGACCGTCACCCGCTGGGGTGAGCGCGAAATGGAGATTGCCGGCGAGGCGCGGGTGAACTTCGCCCAGAACCTCAACATCGCCTCGACCCTGACCATCAACAAGGCGGCGAACAAGATCGCGGCCTTCGGCGTCGCGGGCCTGGACAACTACGGTCTGCTCAACGATCCGAGCCTGCCCGCCGGCATCACGCCGAACGCGACGGGCACGGGCTCCGGCACGCTGTGGAGCACCAAGGACGGCGCGGCGATCTACGGCGACATCCAGTCGCTGTACGCGCAGCTCGTGGACCAACTCGACGGCCTGATCGAGCGTGACGCCAAGATGACCCTGGCGCTCTCCCCGAACCGCGAGCCGGACCTGACCAAGACGAACACCTACAACGTCAACGTCTACGACCAGCTCAAGAAGAACTTCCCGAACATGCGGATCATCTCCGCGGTGGAGTATTCGGGGGCGGGCACGGGTTCAACCGAGCTGCTGCAGTTGATCGTGGACGAGATCGACGGGCAGAAAACCGCGCAGGTGGCGTTCACCGAAAAGCTGCGCGCGCACCCGGTGTTCGTGGACCTGTCGAGCTTCAAGCAGAAGAAGTCGGCGGGCTCGTGGGGCACCGTGGTGTTCCGCCCGATCGCGATCGCGAACATGTACGGCATCTGAGCCGTACCACCAAGCAACACCCTGCCGCCGCTCACCCGAGCGGCTTTTTTGTGCCCGTCCCCGTGGCGGGCACGATTCTCCCAAGGAGGTTCCCGTGCCCAACGTTACCGTCGGCTGCAAAATCGTGAATGGCGTCATCCTCGCCCACCAAGGCAAGCGCGTCACGCTCAAAGGTGCCAACTCCTCGCGCGTCATCGGCGGCTACGGCATGACCGAAGTCGACAAGGATTTCTTCGAAGCCTGGTGCAAGGCGAATGCCGATTCCGCCCTGCTGTCGGGAAACATCATCTTCGCGCAAGAGCGCGCTTCCATGGCGGACGGCAAGGCCAAGGAACAGGCCGGCATCAAGACCGGCTTCGAGCCGATCGATCCGGAAAAGCCGGTGCCCGGCGTGAGCGCCGAAGCCTACGAAGGCAAGCCCGAGGCCGCCTGACATGACCACTGGCGTGGTGATTTTCGATCCGGCCGCGTTCATCGTGCGGTTTCCGGAGTTCACCACCGTTTCGGCGGACGCGCTGACCGCGTATTTCAACGAATCGACGCTGGTGCTGGACAACACGGACGCGAGCGCGGTGCAACAGATCGAACAGCGCACGCCGCTGCTGTGGTTGCTGACCGCGCACCTCGCGGCGCTGTATTCGGGCGTCAACGGACAGACGGCCGCCCAGCTTGTGGGGCGCATCAACAACGCCAGCGAGGGATCCGTGTCGGTCGCGACCGACTACGGCACCCAGCCGGCGACCGCCGCGTTCTACCTGCAAACGAAGTACGGCGCCCAATACTGGCAGATGACCGCCAGCATCCGCGCCATGCAATACGTGCCGGGCTTTCCGCAGGCGCACCCGTACCCGTTGCCGGGATTCCTTCGGAGGTTCTGGTGAGCGCGGACGGCCTGCACGGCGGTGACAAGCTGCAGCAATATCTTGATCGCCTGCTCGCGCGCGTTTCGTCGGCGCAGGCGGTGAAGGTGGGGTTTCTGGAGGGCGCGACGTACCCGGATGGCACGTCGGTGCCGATGGTGGCTGCGGTGCAGGAATTTGGCGGCTCGATGAACATCCCCGCGCGCACGCAAGACCTGAACTTCAAGGTCAATGCGAACACCGGGAAATCGCGGTTTGCGAAAGCCGACAAAGCCAACTTCGCGCAGACCGTAACGATCCCGGCGCACACGGTCACGATCCCGGCGCGGCCGTTTTTCCGCAGCATGCTGGATCAGAAGGCGTCGGGGTGGGGCGCGCAGGCAGGGAAAGAGCTGAAGGCTGCGGATTTCAACGCCAAGACGGCATTGGCAAGCATGGGCGAACTGATTCAAGGCCAGTTGCAAGGCTCCATCCGCGACTTCACCAATCCCGCGCTGGCGCCATCAACGATCCGCGCCAAGGGATTTTCGACTCCGCTGATCGACACCGGCGTGATGCTGCGTTCGGTCAACTTCGAAGTGACTGACTGATGGACTTGCACGCGGCTGTATCGGGCGCGATCGGCGCGGTAAACCCATTCGTGCCCGCGCAGTACGTGAAGTCCACCGGCACGGTCACGAATCCGGACGGCTCACGCACACCGTCTTACGCGGCACCGGTGACGGTTTCGATCCAGATGCAGGAATTGAGTTTCAAGGAACTGCAACAGGTCCAGAACCTCAACCTGCAGGGCATTGTGCGCAGCATGTACATGGAAGGCGCAGCCTATGGCGTCTACCGCGGCGCCGGTACGGGTGGCGACAAGATCGTGTTTCAGGGCCAGACCTGGCTGGTGGTCGCGGTGCCGGAACAGTGGCCCGATTGGGTAAAAGTGCTCGTGCAGTTGCAGGTGAACGCGTGAGCATCTCCATCACGAACTCGCAACTGCAGACCGCGTTGCGTGCGTTCCTGCTGGGTGTGCTTCCTGCCGGCTGGCAGGTGATCGAAGGGCAAGACAATGAGTCCCCGATGCCGCTCGGCAACTTCGTGGTCATGACGGCCATGACGGTTGGCTACATCGCGACGCCCGAAGAGTCATGGATCGCGGGCACGTCGAACCCTGGCGTGGACAACGTGAAAACATCCAGCCAGTGGCGATGCCAGCTTGATTTCTATGGTGCTGGGGCGCAGGACGCGGCCACCGCAGTCAGTCGCATCATCCGCACGGAGTACGCCTGCGACCAATTCACGGCCTCCGGTGTGGACATGCAACCGCTGTACGCCGAAGAGCCGAAGAATCTCACGATGATCAACGCCGAAAACCAATACGAGCCGCGTTGGTCATTCGACTTCATCGCGCAGTTCAACCCCGTTGTTTCCACGCCGCTCGACTTTGCTATCGCGCTCACTGTCATTCCCGCCGAAGTGGACGCCACGTTTCCGCCGTAACCCGCACCGCCGTTTCAACCCTCAACCTGCCGCCTTTTGGCGGCTTTTTCGTTTCCGCAATCGGAGCACATCCCCATGGCAATCCCCGCCAGTCGCATTGCAAGTGTAATTCCGAGCGTGCTTTCCGCGGCAGGCGCGGCGCTCGACCTCAACGGCTTGATCTTGTCCGAAAACGCGTCGATTCCATCCGGCACCATGATGCCGTTCGCGAACGCGGCGGACGTGGGCGCGTTCTTCGGCCTGACCTCGACCGAATACCAGATGGCCCAGATTTACTTCGAGGGCCAGAACGGCGCGACCACCACGCCCGGCAAGGTGTATTTCGGCGCGTACAGCGCGGCCGCGTCGATCGCGTTCCTGCGTTCCGGCTCGCTGGCCGGCATGTCCCTGACGCAGTTGCAGGCGCTGACCGGCACGCTCACCGTGACGATCGACGGGACGCCGAACACGTCATCCTCGATCAACCTGTCGAGTGCATCGAGCTTCAGCGCCGCCGCAACGGCCATCGAAGCGGCGTTCACGTCGCCGGACTTCACCCTCGAATACGACACGCAGTTGAGCGCGTTCGTGTTCACCAGCAACACCACCGGCGCCACGTCGACCGCGACGTATGCCACCGGCACCCTGGCGGCCGGGTTGAACCTGACCCAAGCCACGGGCGCGGTGCTGTCGCAAGGCGCGGCCGCTTCCACGCCCGCCACGTCCATGCCGGTGTTCGCCGCGGCTGCGGGCGACTGGGCCGGGTTCGCCACCACGTGGGAACCGGTGCTCGCCGACAAGGAAGCGTTCAGCGCATGGACCGCCGTGCAGGGCAAGCGCTACTTCTACGCCGGCTACGACACCGACGTGAACGCGCTGACG